ACCCTCTTCTTCTTCATCATCAACCTTAATGTCAAGGTCTAAGCGCTCAGCAAGTGCAATAAGCATATACGCAAGAGGCTCAGCCAGCATTAACATTAAATCAGGGTTCCATTTACCCTGCTGAAACTCGTTGAAAAGAATAGTTTGTACTATGTGCATGACCGGAACTTCATTGTCTATAGCGGTCATTAAAGCTGCGTAAGTTTCTTCTTCGGTTACAAAGTCCCAAAGATAAATACTAGCTTCGTGAACATTGGTCATTTCAGGAGCTTGTTCATAGGGTGCAGGATTTTCAGGGTCGTTAGTCAACGACTGACCGGGAATTGGCCGTCCCATCTTGGCTCTTTCTGCGTTATAGTCGTCTTCAAACATTATGCTGTTCCTCCAGTGGCTATTGCCATTTTACGTACATAGTCATTAGCCCCAAAGCCATAAGGATTCTCCATGTGATACTGACCACCAGACAACTGAACTTGCATAGCTCTGTCGTTTATATCCGCAGAAGCGTACTGGCCTGCTGGAGCCATGTTAAACTCAGGAACATATGCGTAAGTTATTTCTGGCGCTTTAGGTGTACCCATTACTGCTCGCTGGGCAAGATTTCCTGTAACTTGCTCAGAAAATCTATCTACTCCTTTTCCAATAGGGTCTTCACCAAATACAGTTCCAAGCGGGTCAGCTTTAAAATCATCAATTCCTTGAGACATTTTCTCTTTAGCATTATCAAAAGCTTCGGAAACATAGTCTGCACCCCGACTTAAAAGACTTTGTTGCGAGGCTTTTTCTATTCCCATACCAGCAGCTTCATATGCGCTTTCTTTCAAAGCTGTTTGATTAAAACCTGAAGCATCTATTTCTTGCATACCTTTAAATCCTTTTTTAGATATATCATCAAAAGCTGTCTGATTAAAACCTGAAGCATCTATTTCTTGCACACCTTGCATGCCTTTGACATCATACGTAGCGCCTGTAGCTGCTTTAGCTTGCTGGGCTTTTGCTTTCACCTTTAAGTCTGCTTGACCGGCAGTAAGAATTTTATCAGTGTGTCCTATTTCCTCATTAAAGCTCGCAAGTATTTTACCTGCATTTTCATCAACTACACCAGTAACTTTACTCCAAGCGCCTCCCTTGCCAAAAAAAGTATCGCTTACATTGCTTCCTAAAAATTTAGGCATCATGGTTTTCATGCCGGGAATTTTTTTCAATGCAGTTTTTGAAAACTCACCAATAAAGCTAGTCATTCCTTCTGTAATAGTTTTAAACGCAGCATGACCTGCTTTTGCAAAGTTTCCTGCGGCTTTGAGCACTGTACCTGCGCCTCGTGCTATAGCGCTGGAGCTTCCAAGAAGTCCTGAACCAGCTACGCCTTTAACTGCTGCTTTACCTACAACCTTGCTAAACATGCCTCCAGCTACGTTTCCTATACTTGCAAACATATTACTCATCATGGCCCCGACCGGCGTGAACATAAGAGCCAACTGGCCTACAATGCCAATCTTGTTCATGAACTTACCTATCTTGCCCATAGCAGACTTAATGCCTTTGCCAATAGACTTGAACGCAGACTTAAAGCCCTTGCCAATCTTTTTAAAACCTTTTTTAATGCTTTTAAAAAATCCCATTCTTTAATACCTTTTGATTATTTTAAATTTAAATTGAGCCGGCAACAGTTTTTAACCATGAACTAGCATCATAGCTTTTCTTGCCTGCAATCTTTTCATTACCAATAGCCGTTGCAAGTATCTGGGCTTTGCGCTGCTGTTCGTTTTCAAAGTTTTGACGTATATAAGCTGCTTCGTCTCGCAGTTGTTGCCATAGCTGTGTCTGTTCTTGAGATGTTAAGTTGTAAGCAATCTGTGCGTTTTGTTGATTTGCAGTATTCTGAGCCGCAGTGTTAGCTAAGTTAGCCTGTCTGCGCCATTGAACATTTGATTGCTCAACAGCCTGTGCATTTGCTGCGTTCCACTGGTCACGCTGAAAGTCTTGTTGTTCGTTGAACTTTTGAACATCTGCATTTAGTTGCTCGTTAAACTGCTGAGCTTGTAAGTCATTGCCAGCATTAATAGCTTCCATTCTATTCTTTTCTGTTGCATTAAACTGGTCACGNGCTGCACTCGCAGAAGCATTATANTGGTCTACNTGAACACTGAGGTTAGCCATAAATTGGTCTGCCTGCTGTTGGCTCGCAGCGCCAAACTGTTTAGCAGCATTCTCGGCAGCCTGTGTGCTTAGCATAGCTTGCTGTTGGTTCTGTGCTCTCATTACATTAGCTTGTTGCTCATTGCTTAAGTTAGTCATGTCCATCTGCAAAAAAGCCTGTGCGTTTTGTACTGCAAGCTTAGTAGTCTTGTCTAAATTTGCCATGTCCATTGAAGCCATAGCCGTAGCGTTTTGCATAGCTGCTTGCTGCTCAGCGTTAAACTCAGTTGCAACCATTGTCTGCATAAACTTGCTGTTAGTCAACTCGACCTGCTGAGCTGCATTAAACTTAGCCATATCTACGTTAGCTACCATAGAGGCGTTCTGCACCGCACGTTGCTGGTCAACAGTTAACTGTGCTTGATTCATCTCTGCGGCTATCTTGCCCTGAAGCAAGTTAGTCTGCATACGGGTGTTAAGGTTAGCTAGTTCTGTTTGCTGTGCGGCATTTAAGTTGTCTGAAGATGCTTGATTCTGAGCAGTCAAGTTAGCTAGTCGCATCTGCTGGTCGTTGCTCAAGTTAGCTAAGTTCATCTGCTGCTGGAACCCTGCATTCTTAGCTAGGAAATCTGCTGCAATCTGTTTGTCCTGAGACGTAGCACTTTGAATAGCTTGAGCGTTGCTTTGTGCAATAGGCATAGCACTTTGAATAATAGCATTAAACAAAGCATCTCGACCAACACTAGAAGAACTCATTCCTCGCTTAGCTAGGTTAGCTTCAACCTTAGCAAGAGCCGGTCTAGCCCATGTAGGGATTTCACCGTCTTCCATGCCAGCCATCAAGGATTCCATTTGGGCGCTCATCAAAGCTTCTTGAGGCAGTCCAGACAAAGTAGTCTTAATGTCTTCTGGCATGTTTTCCATTTCATCAGCAACTAGCTCAGGGTTATCAGCTAGACGCTTAGCAATTTCCTCGTCCTTTAGTCCCTGTGCTTTAAGGTTCTTAACTACCTTATCTTTGCTGATTGTGCGCTTTTCAAGTTGGTTATACTCATACATGCTCATAATCTGAGCAGCTTCGCCGTCTGGTGCAGGTTCGCCTGTAATAGCCTCACGGGTCTTTGCTTCAGCTTCGCGTGTTTCTTGTACGGTAGCAGTCTTGCCGGTTACTTTGTTTACGTAAGCGCCTGTGCTTATGTCATACTCAACCGTATCTGCCATTGCCGCTTCTTCGGCTGCTTTGTCTCGCTGAGCTGCTTTAGCTCTTTCTGTAAGCTCAGCATCATCTACTTTAGCCAAAGCTTCTTCAGATACTTCGCCCTGTGCGGCTGTAACATCTACGCCCTCTGCTCCTGTAGCGGTGTATTCTGCACCCTTTACAGCGTCTGGAGTTTCAACCTTGTCTGGAGCAGCTTGAGTAGACACTTCCGCTTGTTTAGCTTTAACGTCATTTACAACTACGTCTGTAGCTTCATCTAGCGTTTGAATGTCGGAATCTTTTGAAATCATTCCAGCAGCATCAGCATTAATTTGAGTAACTTCCATTTCTGGAGCTTCAAATTTAGGATTTTTTTGATTAATATCCAAAGGTGGATTAGAGCTAGACGCTTTATAATTAGTGCTTCCTGCCGTGGAGCCTCCACTAGAACCTGCTATTGTTGTAGTCGCTTCTTCTCCTCGGCCCTCCCTTAAAGGATTTTCTCGTTCGTCTCTGGATGCCATTGTTTTACTTTCTCCTGCATTATTTTTTTGCTGAATAACAGCCTGCTGCCTGTTTACAGCTTGATTTGTATAATCTTGCTCTGCTCTTTTTAAAAGTTCTGGGTTTATAGCGGGTTGAGCTACTCCACCACCGATTTTGTTAGTAGGAGCAGTAGTAGAAAATCCATCTTGCGGCCCGGCAACAGTGTCTAACGCCTGCTGTCTACCCACAATTTGATTTGTATAATCTTGTTTTTTTCTTTCATTAGTGGTGACTCCGACTTGAGGCTGAAAAAAATTAGCGCCTCCTTCCACAAAAGCGGCTCGCTTAAATTTTAAATCTTTTAAAGTTTTTGATGCTCTCTTTTTCATTTAATTGCCTTTGGCTACGCAGCTTAATTATTTTTTAAGAAGTTTTTGAACTGTAGGTGACTCATAAATTCTAATACCTAACCATACAATAGTAAATAATGATGCAGTAGGCGGGAGCCACGCAACAAAAGCCATAATCCCTGTTGATGCTGCTGCGATGTCTACTACTTCTTTTCCTTCTTCTACAGTCATTTTTATTATCCTTTTAGAATGGCAACTATCATATAAGTTAATGTCCCTACCACGGGAGCTGCAACTAAAGTAACACATATAACAGTAAAAATATTTAATATAAGCTGTTTTGTTTTAGCCAGCTCGTGTTGTTTTTTCCTTGCGTCTTGAGTTCTTTTTCGTTTACAATCAGATTGAAACTGAAGCCAGTCGGTATACATGTTAGCCCTACCAGCATAAATCATAATTTCACGAAGTTCTTCTTCTTGTTGCTTCAAAGTCTCCAAAGCCATAAAAGCTTCCATGTCTGACTTGTTGCCGTTTTTATTAGCTTTTTTGGCTATGGAGCTTTTAGAATCAAAGTACGTGCTTGCTTGCTTAGCCACACTTGCTAATTCTTGGCCGTTAGCTATTGTACTTTTAATAACTGCAAAGGCTGCATTAGCGGCGGCTAGTTCTGCAAGCATTATTTTATTCCTCTAATTAAAGTGCTGCTATAATAAAGGCGAGTAGCTCAGTGTAATTGACAGCCAGTTTAGTAACCTCTGTGGCTCCCTCTGGGGCTTCTTCCGCAGTGTCATATATAATTCTATCTGTGTATGCTTCTTGCGCCTCAACAGCTTCTGAAATTAGCACCTGAGTTTCGTTGCCCTCTTCATCTGTCTGGGTTTCATACACGGCATCAGCCGCTTCTACTGCCGCCACTTCCTCATTAGTTTCCCACCATGTATTACTAACAAACATACTATAGCGGCCAGCATCTAAACCTTCAGCGGTAAAGGCATCACGAAGTTCCTGTGCAATAATACCGACATGGATACGAGCATCGTCACCTTTTTCCTGTACTCTTTTAATAAAGCGGTACTTGCGAATCAACCCTTTACAGGCTGTTGCAACCCGCAACTCAGCTTCCGACAGTTCTTCAATGTCTTGTTTTATGTTTCTATCTGACCCGTTTATAGCACCCGAATAATAAATATTATCAAACTGATTACCACTAGCACCAAGGTCTGAAACGTCATCTGTGCCAACACCAGTGCTGCTACAGGGGAGAATATTGTTAGTGCCAGTGCCTGACATGCGTAGACCAGCAGTTCCATCAGCAATATATATCTCGTTGCTTTTAATACCTATAGAGCCACGNGTAACACCAGCCTCATTAAGCTGTATTAGTGAGCCTTCAGATGTATAACGGTTCAACGCTAGAGGGTATGAGTTGTCATTGGCAATAGATATGCGGCCAGTACCAGCCATAGACACGCCAGTATCACTGCTGCTTGTAGATGTCCCCAGTGATGTGGGTGCGGTAGCTGTACCTATCGAGACATTCCCAGTGTAGGCTATTCTCATTCGCTCTGTAGCGGCTGAGTCAGAGTTTACACTTCTAGTAGAAAACAGTAGGCTTGCACGGCTATCAGACGTATCATACTCTAAAGCATTAATAGATGCTGATGGGTGTGTATGAGTTGCGCCTGTCGCAAAACCTAACCCAAAGGTTTGTTGAGTGTCAGAAATAGTGTTTACAGCTAATCTTAGAATCTCACCACTATCTGCTTGAATTTGCAAAGGCGTACTAGGCGCTCCAGTCCCTATGCCTACTTTTCCGTCAGCCAAGATACGCATAGCTAAAGTATCGTTAGGCTGAAAATCTATTGTGCCGTCAGTACCAGACTCTGTTGCTAAATTTAATTGGCTGTTTTGGTTGCTCCAGTCAAGACGAGCCTTTTGAGTACCAGCGTTGTGAAATAGAACACCACTTTCACCTTCATCATTTGCGTCCAAAACTATGTCAGCATCTGCATCTCCAGAACCCGTTGCTTTAACAAGGATTTTAGGGTCTGTCGCAGCAGTAACGTGCAGAAGTTCTGTAGGTGACGCAATACCTATGCCCACGCGATTGTTAGTTGCGTCAACCGCTAGAGTAGTTGTGTCTACTGTCAGGCCAGCCGCCGTTACTGTACCAGTAAAGGTAGGCGACGCTAATGGAGATTTTGCGTTAAGCTGGGTCTGGATAGCGCTGGTAACGCCATCAACGTAGTTTAGTTCGGCTGTGGTGGCTGTAACGCCATCGAGAAGGTTTAACTCGGCTGCGGTGGATGTTACACCATCTAAAATGTTCAACTCGGCTGCGGTGGATGTTACACCATCTAAAATGTTCAACTCGGCTGTAGTGGCTGTAACGCCATCAAGGAGATTAAGCTCCGCTGCCGTTGAAGTAACTCCGTCAAGGATGTTAAGTTCCGCAGTAGTAGACGTAACTCCATCAAGGATGTTGAGTTCTGCTGTGGTAGATGTGACACCATCAAGAATGTTGAGTTCCGCAGCAGTTGAAGTAACTCCATCAAGGATGTTGAGTTCCGCAGCAGTTGAAGTAACTCCGTCAAGAATGTTAAGTTCTGCTGCTGTACTTGTAACTGCTGTGCCATTAATTGAAAGCGCATCAGTTTCTAAAGTACCGTCAATATCTGCATCGCCTGAAATATCTAAAGTAGCTGCATCTAATTCACCAGTAATAGTAATATTTCTACCGCCACTAATATCTTTATTGGCATCTGTAACAATAGCTTTACTTGCTATGACTGTTCCATTTGTGATACCGTCTATAAGATTTATATCTGCCGCACTGGCCGTAACGCCATCAAGAATATTAAGTTCTGAAACGGTTGAAGTAATGCCGTCAAGAGCGTTTATTTCAGCAGCGGTAGCTGTTACACCGTCAAGAATATTTAATTCCGCAGTAGTGCTTGTAACTCCATCTAACAGGTTTATTTCAGCAGCAGTAGCTGTTACACCGTCAAGAATATTAAGCTCAGCAGTTGTTACTGTAGCTCCGTCAAGGATGTTAAGCTCAGCAGTTGTTACTGTAGCTCCGTCAAGGATGTTAAGCTCTGCGGCAGTTGATGTAGTTGCTAATGAAACAGCACCGCTTGAAACTGTAAAATCATCAGAAACAAAAGAAGCAATGCCTTTATTAGAGGTTGTTGCATCTTCGCCTGCTATTGTAATAGCGTTGCCTGTTGCAGAAGTATCAATACCCTCACCACCTGATACTGTAAGTGTTTCGCTGTCAAGGTCAATTGCAATAGTGCCGCTATCAGTAGTAATGTCTACATCTTGTGCAGTTACTTGAGCATCAACATAAGCTTTGATAGATTGTTGAGTTGCTAAAGATGTTGCGCTGTTGCTTGACAAATCATCTTCGTCTAAGACTGCTGTAACTGTTGAGCCTGAAGCAAGTACAAGGCTGTCGATGTTAGCTGTGCCGTCAATGTACAGGTCTTTGAACTCTAGGCTGCTTGTGCCTAAGTCGATGTCATTGTCCGTTACTGGTACAATAGCTCCGTCCTGAATGCGTATTTGCTCAACAGGAGAACCGCTTACTTCAGCATAAAACTCAATGCGATTATTAGTTGCACTTACTTCAATTTTATTTTTAAAGTCTTGGTCGCCTATCTTTGTAATTGCGCCACCCTGTCCAGCGCTACCATCATGTGTATGTCCAGTAGTGCCTGAGCTTGCATACGCAAAAGCATTTACAAGTTGATTATACTCATTATTAAATATAGAGGCACTTATAAGATTGCCATCTGCTATCGTGCTCTGTCTTGTATAGCTTGTACCTGCCATTTAGTTATCTCCTGCCCGTTGGAACATAGTTTATATATAAACCATTAATTGTATAAGGTATTAAAGCATCATCACTACTAATAGTATACTTGCTTGAGTAGCAACTGCCCTGTAAGTTTTGTCGTATTAGAGGAGTATCAATAGCTCCAAAAAAATCTGTCCCGAATGTAGCTGTTCCGAATGCTGCACCAGCCCTTATTTCACTTAGCTGATATGCGCTAGGTTGAGCTACGTTTGTGTCATCAAAATCAAAAGCAACTTGTAAGCTAGGCTGTGCGTAGCCTCCAGAAGTTGAATCAGGAGTTATAGAAACTTTAGCATAGTGCAAAGTTTTTCGTGTCCCCATATCTCCAAAATCTAAATAAGGTGTTTCGTATTCAGCACTTATGTTTGATGCACTGCCGCCATAAATGAAAGAGAATCCAGTATCATGGTTGTAAATATATCCATCACTATCACCATGAAGTATTTGTTCTACACCATTATTTAAAAATCCGCTGTCTATTGCGGTAGCTTCAATACCTTTAGTTTCAGACCATTCAAAACCTTGTCCTGTAAAAGTACCTATAATTCCTTTAGCTTCAGTTGCGCCTGTAGCTAGGTTTTGATAGAATAAGCGATATTGAGACTTAGCGCGTAATACTACGCTTGTTATTGTTAGGTTATTTATCTGAGAAGTAATGTTACTAATAACTTTTTGAATATTTCTGCTTACGGAAGTTAATTCAACGTCTCCAATACGCGCAGTTCCAGCAAGAGTACGAATACCGTCTGGACTTAAAAATACCAAATCGCCTCCAATTTCTTGAATGCTCTGTCCACTTAGACAGCCTACGTTTTTAGTAATTGGAATAATAGCTGTAGTAGCATCATTGGCTTCTATGTTTACAAGCCTATAAATACTGTTTCTGCAAAAAACAATACAGTCTCCACGGAAACTTTTTAGTCCTGTTACTTTATCTGCAAGACGAATTGAGCCTGCACCTGAGCCACTAAAGTTATCTATGTCATGTAAATGACTGTAATATACTACGTTAGGGTTTTCAGCGGTTCCTGACACTACAGAGTGATTGCTGTGTATTGTTGAAATTGATGGGGCTTCTGTGCTGTTGACTGTTACTTCGCCTGAAAAGAATGTTCTTCCAGTTAAGCTACTAGCTTCTGACATGTAAAAGTAATAAGGTTTATTAGCTCCATCACATATTATAACTTCTCCATATGGAGATGAGCTGCCTTCAAAAATACTTATAGAACACTGTAGTTGACCTGTTCTTGATAATACAGAGCGACCTGTAAAAGTTGAGTAATTATCCCCACTAGAGTGAACACTAGCACGATTTATTTGTAGCCATGTAGCTCCGTCATTGCTAAAAAAAATGTCTGTCCCGCTGCAAACAATAACGCCGTCTGCATACGTTTTGATTCCTAAAATATTGTTTCCGCTATTAGGTCTAGCGGCTGAAGTAGAACCATAATCTGAAAAGCCGTTAATTTTCCTATATCCGCCATCGGGGTCAACCTCAAAGTTAAGAAGCGTTGTTGCGATTCCCGGCTGCCGTAGCATTTCTATTTCGCTTAGGTTGGTGTTTAAGCCGCCCTTAGCAGAAAAACCAAAAGGTTGTGAAGCTGCCATATTATACGAGTCTCATTCTGTCGTCAGTCATATAAAACGGAGTAGGCTCAATAAGGTTTGAGCGCATACTGCGTAATCCTTTTTTGTAATCGTCTGCTGCAAAAGAAGCAGCTTGAGGATTATCTTTAAACTGGTGAATGTAATATCTTGCACGAGCTAATAATACTGTGCTATACATTTCTGGAAATACTATCTCATCGCTATATGCAACAAGCTTTGTAGGTAAGTTGTAGGCATAAAACCAAACACGATAAACTTTATCTGGGATTGGGCTTAGTCCAAACTTACGTGCATCTGGACTGCGTATAACCCTGTCAGGCTCGCCGAATGATTGAGTGTCTGCGTCGTCTAAGTTTTCTCCAACACGCCGAAAGCTTTTCCACTCTTCTGTAGTAGTAAACCGGAGGTTGCGTCCTACGTAGGGTGCAGTTTCGCCTGACACGCCTACTGTAGTTATATAAAAGTTATCCCAGTCAATTGAACCGTAGTCGTCTTTGATGGAATCACTTGAAGCTTTTAATTCGTAATATCGTTGACCTATAACTGTTTCGACATATACATTGCCATACATAGGGTCAACTTCCCCGCTGTCTCCAGCAGAAAGAAAAGGCCATTGAGGTTCTGAGTTAATAATATCAAAATATGCCCTGTTGAGAGAATCTTTGACATGGCCCTGAACTCCTACGGCAGTAGAAAAGTTAGCCGAATCCAGAGGAACTTCGTTTAATTCTCTAAGAAGTTCATTGGTTAAATCTAAGTAAGATGTTGCCATAGGTTTTCTTGCCTTTGAATTTGTTAAAAGATTGGGGGCCTTTTACAGCCCCCGCACTTATTTAGATACAACTTAGTCTGTTACGTAGAACGCACCAACAAGTGCTTCAGGTCGCATAACCTTAACACCGAATACGTGCAGACCACGGCAGATGTCACCGAAGCTGTCTGGGTCACGAATGACCTCAGTGCTAGTGATAGTCTGTGCAGTACAGATGGCTGACATGTGACCAGCCAGTACCTTACCAGTAGCGTTAGAGGTGTCAGCAATGTTGTTAGACTTGTACATGCTAAAGCCACGCAGCTTACCAGAAGTAACGAGACCGTTACGAATGGAGCCTGTGCCAGCATTAAAGTCAACAGACAGAAGCTTAGAGCCAGACTGAGACAATTGCTCATAGAAGTCTGGAGAAGCTACAAACCAACGACCTTCTTCGGGTACGTTCTGGTCGTCAAGCAGGCGAGCCATACGAGCCAGAAGGTCGAGTGGGTCAACACCAGTG